GTGCTAAATTTTTGCCATAAGGGACCCAATGCAGCATTAGATTGGGTCATGGCTCGTGCTAGGAAACTACTGTTTCCACCATTCAAAAATGGCTCTTTGACACTATTATTTGATAGTATAAGAACCTGCCCTTGAGCAGACGTTGGCACAGCAGGAATATAGTGGGCCACTATCGATTTAATTCTGAATAGTTCATGTGCTTTCGCGTGCATACCAAGCATCGCGCTCTGAAAGAACGCAGGTGATAAAGGCACGACCGCAGAGCAGCCAAAACTCGATGAGTTAACGACGTTAACCGTAGCACCATATTCCCTACCAGTGAGTTTAACAATCCCATTAGTGCGCGACACTGTTGGGGCGAAGCCAGATAAAACAGTGCCACTAGAAGCAGGAACGTTAGTGGTGATAATGTTATTTGGAGTTGAGAGTGGTTTATTAAGTTTGCTAGAAGCTTTTGCATTGCTTCCACGAAGATTGGATTTAGATTTCATACTTGTTTTATTAGACCGGGTGAGACCTTGAGCACCAACAGCCAACGCAGCAAGAGTTCGTAGCGGGCTCTTACCAAAGTTAGAATTGAAGAACTGCTGATCAGCGACTTTCAAATCGCCACTATTTGCGTATATACAATCGTGTATCTTACAAGTTTCATCAAATTCATCAACGCTCGGTAAATCTCCACAAACTGAAGCTTGTTGTTGGCCATTAGACCAATTTGGTCCACAGTAATTTCCGTGTATTCTCATAATTGTATTTCGTTATGTATTAAATTACTGTCCCGGATATTGGAACTAATACGTTCAATGTCGGTCGATAACGTCAGAGTGTCAAAATAACGCTCTAAGTCGCGTTGCATATCTGGTAAAATGCCAAAAGCTAGATAAAAGCTAACACGAGATTGTTCGGTGATAGTATCACTGAACAATTTTAAATTCTCGAGTCTATCGGCCATGCTTGTATTTTTGAATATGTGTGCGGTGAATTTATCATTAGAATCTATTCCTGACCTGATGTAAGCTTTGTAGAAGCTTGAAAGCACAGGTAGTCCTTTTGTAAGTGCTAACCCACACTTACCTACCGCATCGTACCACTTACGTAGTACATTTCCGTTTTGTACTGGGATGGTGCATATTGTATCC